CTACATCAACGCACCTAAGCAAAGCAAAACCTACGTTGTCATCAACGATGTGACGGACAGCAGCTCAATCTACTTGCGTGGTGGCCCAACAAGCCCAACAACCGGAGTTGAAATCGAAGCTGGCGGCTCTGCCTTGTGCGCATGGGATTCCAACTCTGGTGACTTCGTTAAAGTTGCTGGCGGTGGCGGCGGTGCAGCAGGGGGGGGCTCAGACCAGATTTTCTTTGAGAACGACTTGGTTGTGACAACAAGCTACACCATTCCCACCGGCAAGAACGCAGGTACATTTGGCCCTGTCACAATTGATTCAGGTGTTTCGGTTGTGGTTCCTGATGGCTCGGTTTGGTCAATCGTATGACGTTCTATACCTACGCACACTCCACAACTGACGGCAAAGTTTTTTACGTCGGCAAAGGCGTTGGCGACCGCGCGTATTCAAAGAGCGACAGAAGCCTTGCGTGGAAAGAGGTTGTCAAAAAGTCCAAAGGCTATGCGGTTGCACTGCTCGCTGATTGGCAATCTGAAAACGACGCATACGAACATGAAAAGCTTTTGATTGAGTGTTTCAGAGGTATGGGCCATAATTTGGTCAATCTGACTAGCGGCGGAAAAGGTGCTCTTGACTATTGCCAGACGGAAGAAGTTCGAGATCACAAGCGAAAGCTTCTAACGGGCTTCGTGCACAAACAGGTGACTTGCCCAAATTGCGGGCACTCTGGTGGCGAAACATCTATGAAGCGCTGGCATTTTGACAAATGCAAGGGTTATAGACCTTTCAAAGCAAGGGCCACAAAAAACGGTGTTCGTGTATATCTTGGGATGTACGCGACCAAAGCAGAGGCCGACATGGTTGAAAAAGCATTTAAGGAAGAAACATGAGTCAAGTAAAAGTCTCAGGCAACGCAAGCGGCACAGGTGTATTTACCATTGCTGCGCCGAACTCAAACACCAACCGAACACTGACACTGCCGGATAACACTGGCACATTGGTGACCACAGGGTCGTCGGGTACGATTTTGAAAGCCCAAAGCTTTTACAACGCAGGCACAAGCACTTCATCAACATCCGCAGTAAGTTTACAAGGCAGTCGTTTTTCATACACGCCTGTTAGCACGAGTTCAATTTTGGTGTTCACGCACTCTGCGTACACGTACCTAAGCCCATCATCTGGGTACGCCACTGGCAGTCTTTACGGTACTTGGAAAATTTCTGAATACAACGGCTCTACGGATGTCGGCGTATCGGACGCTGCGTATCTATGGAACTACCAGTATGCAACAACATATATGCAGTCTATTGGCGCACAGTCTACCTTGCAGTGGTATAGCCCCAATTCTTCGCTAACCCCACGGCTGTTTAGCACTGTTGGTAACGTTACCAATGCAAACGCCACATTGGGTATGAACGCAATCTATCTAACCATTATCGAGGTGGCAAATTGATTAACTCAAAATACGGCCCAACCCTTCTCAAGGAGTTCAGTGACGCTGGCGTTGCTGGCCTGCCTTTTTCTTGGAATGATGAAGGCGTTTACTTTGACCCATCCATGCCAGAAGACAAGAAAGCTACAGTGCTTGCTGTCATCGAAGCGCACGACTCGTCGGCTACTTTGCCAGTGGTCGATGTGAACCCTGTTGACAAGCTGAAAGCCTTCTTGGCGCAAAACCCTGACGTTGCAGCCGTGCTGCAAGGAGCCTAACCATGACTTTAAAAGTTGACGGCACAAACGGGCTGCTTCAAGCCTACGACTACCAAGTCCTGACGACTGGGTTCAGCTATACCTTCGCTGCCGGTACGCAGACATTGGTGATTAACCCTGCGGGCACTTTGGCTACAGGCACCATCACAATGCCAGCCTCACCTGTTGACGGCATGGTCATCACGATTGAGTCTACGCAGCAAGTCACTGCTGTCACGGTTCAAGGCAATACAGGACAGACAATTACAGGCGCTCCTGTGCAGTTGATTCCAAACCAGCCGCTGTCTTTCATGTACAACTTGGCAAACACCAAGTGGCAACCGTTTGGTGGTGGCGCCGGTCGCGCTACTGCGCTTGTTTCTGGCACAGCCGTAGCAAGCACATCAGGCACAAGCATCGACTTTACAGGCATCCCTTCTTGGGTTAAACGAATTACAGTCACTGTGCAAAGTGTGAGTACAAACGGAACAGCAAACTATATGCTCCAGATTGGTTCGGGTTCTGTCGTAACCTCTGGTTATATTTGCAGCCTGACTGTTGCTACATCATCATGGACTGGTAGTATTTCTTCATTTACCAACGGCTTTCAGTTTTACAACGCAGGTTCTGCGTCAGATGGTGCTCACGGTCACATTGTTTTGACTTTGATTTCAGGAAACACTTGGGTGTATTCATCAAACGTCATCTCGTCAGGGCTTCGCTCTAGCTTGGGTACTGGATATTACGCACTCAGTGGCGCTCTTGACCGTGTTCGTCTTACAACATCAAACGGCACAGACACCTTTGACGCCGGTTTAATCAACATCTTGTACGAATAAGGACACATCATGGAACGTATTGTTGTAGACCTAGCAGCGGGCACCACAACTGTTGTGCCTCTCACACTAGAAGAAATCGCAGTCGCGCAAGCCAGCCAAGCCGCATGGGATGCTGAACAAGCGCAGCGTGCAGCAACGCCGACTCTTGAAGAAATCGTAGCCCAGTTGCAAGCCGAAGTGGCTGCACTCAAAGGAGCATAAACATGGCAATCACGATCAACGGCTCAGGCACAATCACTGGGGCTACAACACTTGCTTCGACTATTGTTAGTCCTACTATGACTGGCGCTGTTGTCAGTGCAATGGGGTCAAGTGTTATTACATCTGGAACTGCTCAAACGTCCACATCTGGCACAAGCATTGACTTCATAGGCATCCCTTCTTGGGTGAAGCGTATTACTGTGATGTTAAGCGCAGTATCAACTAATGGAACAAGTTTACCGCAAATTCAACTTGGTACTTCAGGCGGTGTTGAAACAACAGGATACGTCGGCACTCTTTCAAGTTATCCCGGCTCGGCAAATTCCAATAGCACCACCGGCATCTTGGCTAATTGCGCTGGCAATGCTTCGTATAATATTTCTGGAATTATTACGATTACGTCTCTGGGTTCTAATCTTTGGGTTGCTTCTATTGTTGTGACAACAGACCCTGCTGCGGGCAACTATTCCTCGGTTGGTGCAGCTAGAAAAACACTTTCAGGAACTCTTGATCGTGTTCGCATCACCACAGTCAACGGCACAGACACCTTCGATGCTGGTTCAATCAACATCTTGTACGAATAACATGTGGACCCAATCAGTCTTCTCCTCATGGCGCAAAGTGCTGTCGGTGCTATCCGTGCTGGCTGTCAAATGCTCAGCGAGGGGAAGGCTGAAATTGGCAAGTTCAAAAAACAAGTTGAAGGCGGCGTAGCAGATGCAAAAGCAATTTACAGCGAAGTCGTTGGAATCTGGGGGTGGATTAAAAACCTACTGCAGCCCAAAGCTCGCGGAAATGATGGAACGGTACAACCGACGCCTGCAAGTGAGCAAACAGTTTCCAAATCTAGTTCGTCGAGCCGCAAAGAAAAAGCAGCAGAGCCAGAGCTAAGTTACGAAGAGTTTCAAGCTCGTGCGGTGCATGAGATTTGTGATAATTTGAAGGTTTACTTTGAAGCCATGAGGCATCTCAAAGCGCATTGCCGGGAACTTGAAGAAGAGGCTCTAACGACAGAGCGAGTTGCCGACAGTGCGATTGATCGTATCGAGATTCAATGGCAAATGAATCAACTGTCTGCGCAGTTGAAACAGGCCATGATTTGGGGTACGCCAGAAGAGTTGGGTCTTGGTGATATGTACCGAGACTTTCTCACAAAGTACGACGAAATTTTGGAAGAGCAGGAAGCCGCTCGTGAGCTGAAGGCAAAAAAGGAACGGAACAGCGCATGGCGACGAGAGCACCGCAAACAAATTCTGGTAGCCAAGGTGGTGTACGCCGTGACGGTGGCAATGGGGCTGCTGGAAATGATTGGACTGTATTTCACTCTATGAGGGAATTTTGGTTTTGGGTCGCCATTGTCACGCTGCTGATTTTCTGCATCATGGCTCTTTCTATGGTTGCTATGCACACAAACAAGCAGCTCAAAGAGGTGAAGGCGCTGGTCGTCCGTTTGGAAGAGAAAGAAAAGAAACGTGAAAAAACTCGCATTGACCCTGTTGATTCTGAGTAGCTTGGCGGCTTGTGATGAGCGCTTCCGCTACTTCTGCCAAGACCCTGCAAACTGGTCTGCAAAACGTTGCCAACGTCCAGATTGCCAGTTCACGCAAGACTGCCCTGATTACCTTGTAGCCCCTGTATTGG